CTCCACCACAACTACCCGCAAAATAACTAGGAGACCATAAAACACCTTTCCAATATTTTCCTCTTAGTTTTTCATATTCTTGTCTTAACAATCTACTAGATACACCTTTCAAACTATTAACCAAAAGAGATACTGAATGTTTAGGAGGGTAATTGATGACTAAATGTACATGATCACCCTCACCATTAAATTCTATTAATTCAGCTTCAAAGTTTTTGCAGACATTAACAAAGACTTCTTTCATAGATTCTAAAATTTTAGCATCAAAAACTGACCTACGATATTTAGCAACAAAAACTAAATGTACATGCATTACAAAGACGCAATGTCTACCTTTTCTAATATCGCTTGACATCATAGACCTATTTTTGTAGTATGCGAATATGATAGTTCAAAAAGCGTATAAATTCAAGATAAAAACAAACGTTAGAGAAAAGATATTTTTCTCTAAAGCGGCAGGTTGTGTTCGTCTTGTTTGGAATAAATCCTTGGCACTACAAAAAGCTAATTGTGAGTATATTAATCAACAATTCGCAAGACTTGGCGGTCATGCAATGAATGAGAATGAAGCTAAGAAACTAAAAAAATATTTGTATAAAGAATATTTTCCTACAGGCTTTGATATCATAACAAAAGCTTTAGTTCCTATATGGAAAAAAAGTGAAGAATTTGCTTTTTTAAACGAATGCCCTGCACAGAGCTTACAAAAACCATTAGGAGATTTAGATAAGGCGTTTTTTAAAGCTTTTACTAAAAAGAGTAGATTTCCTAAATTTAAGAAAAAAGGAAATCGTGATAGTATCTATTTTCCTCAAGGGTTTAAAATTAAAGATAACAAGGTGTTTTTACCAAAACTTGGATGGGTTAAATTTTTTAAAACTCGCAATATTAATGGAATAATAAAAAACATAACAGTAAGTTCGGATAGTTTAGGTAACTGGTTTGCATCGTTTTGCACCGAGGAAGAAAAAACTATAGAAAAACGCATAGACGGTCAAATCGGTATTGATCTAGGTGTCACAAATTTTGTCGCTCTATCAAATGGTGATATAATCAAAAAACCTAAATCAATAAAAAATCTATTAGTCGTTAAAAAAAGAGTTGCAAGAGCTGTTAGCAGAAAGAAAAAAGGGAGTAATAACAGAAAAAAAGCTGCTCTAGTTTTAAAAAAAATAGAGACTAAAATAGCTAATATAAGAAGAGATTTTTTACAAAAGACTTCAACTACTCTAAGCAAAAACCACGCCGTCATAGTTGTTGAGGACTTGAAAATCTTGAATATGAGTAAATCCGCAAAAGGTACTACAGAATCGCCGGGCAAAAATGTCAAAGCTAAATCAGGACTCAATAGAGAGATATTAGCTAACGGTTGGGGTGATTTTAGGACTATGTTAAAATATAAGCAAGAACATTCCGGCGGTGTATTCTTAAGTGTGAATCCAAGGAACACGTCTAGAACATGTAGTGCTTGCAGAGTAATAGACAGAAATAGCCGAATTAGTCAGGAACGGTATTCGTGTCTTCATTGCGGATATGAAATACATGCAGATACGAACGCGGCTATTAACATCTTAGCGGCCGGACGAGTCGCTCTAGGAGATATGGACAACATTAGTTGTTTAGCCTAGGAATCCTAGTATCGCAAGATAGCTAGGAATCACCTTGCTTTAGCTAGGTGAGGACGTCAATACACTGTGGCTAAAATTACCCAAGCTGCATTTGTTCTAAACACTAAAACATTACTCGTCGTATTATAATATAAAAATCCCGGTACCTCATTTTCTAAGACTTCTACTGCTACTGCTGTCCCAGTCGGTATTATTAACGGTGACCCTGAAACTAACCCAATCCCCATACCAGCAACTGAACTTGAATTAACACTAAGAGTAAGCCATCCGTAAGTCTGAGGAACTCCGGATACATTTTTCGTAGCTACATTAAATATCTGAAAAGCACCTAGAGTAATATTGTAAACAAGTGTACCAGGCTTTACTTTATAGGTATTTGCTCCAATCTGATAAGGCGTAACGTTAGCTAGTAATAGTACTTGAGCTGCTGTTAAACATGGTGGATTAAGTGTGGCCGTAGGGTTAGTTGTCCCTAAAGTAGCATCACTTTCAATCATCATTCCGGTAAAACTAGTTATTAAACTTAAATCTGACATTCTTATTCTCCTTTTTAATTGTTAATTAAAACCCTGCATTCTGAATAAATGCAGATATTTTTAGTTGATCGCTTGTATACTGATCTATCGCAGCTTGCTGTAGGTAAGTCATGTATTCTGCCGTTGCATTATCAAGTGCATTATCCTGTTTATTACTGAGTAATGTTTGAAAACGATAATAATATAAATTATTAGCAGCTCCCGCATACAAAGACTGTATTTCAAATTGTGTATTTACTGCGGATTGCGCAGAGCTTAAAGTTATAGATAATGAATTGGCTAAAAGATAAGGTAACGCCCCTATAGTATCATTGGTTATTTCGTTTTTTAATATCTCGATCTGCTCTTCCCCGTATCCCTTATTCATCCACTTTTGTAATAATTCCGCCTGCTTTTCGGGATGAAAATCATAAAACGTTAAAGTATCCGGAGTTTCTATAAACTGATCGCCTTTATCGTATCCGGTTCCTACCGATAATATACAAACCTTATTCTTGCCGGGATAAAGTATTTGACTCATTGCATAAGCTAAAGCCGTAGCATTATTTTGATATAAACCACCGTCTACAAATAAATTTGTTATATCGGGATAAAGAGGATTATCCACCCCTGGTATTGACCATGCAGGAAAATAAGCAGGCGCGGCACTTGTTGCCATTGCAACATCTACAGCAGAATAGTCCTGTCCCTGCGTATAAGGTGTTAGTACATTGGAAAAAAGCTGCGGTATATGATTCTTATATCCGCTAAATATATCGTTCTGAATCAATACCGAACTGATTAATACATTAGTTTTCAACTGGAACATTTTCGTTGTTCCCAAAACATCTGCCGCAGTAGTTAGTAATGGATCGTTATTATAAACATATCCATATGAAGTTACATAAGCTGCAATAGCACTAGGACTAGCTGGACCTGTATTAAATGGAAACGAGCTAGCGGGAAAAATCAAAGGTCCGTTAGTTACTAAAAGATTTAACACCTGCGTCGGCGTTAAACCATTCGCATACCCCAAAGCAGCTATTCCTCCAATACTTGTTCCAACTATTATATCAAAGCTTGAATATACATCAGAAATACCTGCTTGCTGGCAAAATAATTCCATGAACTTATTAGAGAATATACCTCTTATTCCACCGCCGTCTAACTCTAAAATACGTATTGTTCTCATTTTTTAACCTTCAACTAATATGGTGACTTCAAAATTAGTTTGGTTTAGAACACCGTCAATAATAGTAACTACATTTGGAATTCTAAAAAAAAGTGAACCTATTACAGGTCCCACTAGTGATCCCAATACTCCGTTGCCCTCAATAGGTCTAGGAGTTCCTATCGTAAGCTCAGGACTAGAAGCAATAATAGACGCATTACCGCTTATACTTACAGTTTCTCCGTCAAGTGATATATTAGGAGCATTCAGTAATATACTGACCTCTTGGCTTATTATTAAACTATTGCCCGTCATATTAGTAGAGCCAACTGCGCTCATGTTAATATCATCCGCAGCCATTGTTAGAGTATTAACACTAGTATTAAAATTCTCTGCGTCTATTGTTATGGCCGTAGCCGACAAATCCATAGTTAAAGCTCCCAAATTAATAACTCCTTCCGTAGTTATTACCACCTCATTTAAACCGTCAATAACTATTCCCTCTTCACTTGCAACTAAATTGATATTTCCAGCCTTAATATTAACTAATATTGAATTCAAGTTCATCTGGTTTGCTGCATCTAAAGTAATCGCAGGGGCTTCCAAGAGCATACCCGTACCTGCATTTAAAGTAATACTCGGAGCAATTACCGCAAAACTAATACTCTCCGTTATGCTAAACGTGTCTCCCACTGCCGTCATTGCCGGCGATATCATTGATAGAAGCGTAGTATCCGTTAAAGTCGTGGTTACGGCAAATAAAGATATATCCGGCTCACCGGTTAAGCTAATCAGAGGAGCTAGCATCGAGATACTTGTGTTACTTTTTACGGTAACTACATTCGGTAATCCAATAGGCAATGTATTCACCAAAAGACTACCCGATAATGTCGTTATTCCCGTTACGTTAAACTCACCGAAAACATTTAATATCGATACATCGATATCTGTTAAAGATCCTACGTTTGCCAAGTGCTTTACCGTAAGTATGGTACAATCCACTTCCTCAGAAGTAATTATTTCTTTATTGAAAATATTTCCTGAAGTAATTGTATTAATGAAAAGCGTACTCGCCTTAATATCTCGTGCTTCCAGCGTATCTGTCCGAATATCTTTACTACCGATACTACTTATCTGTGCATATCCGCCTGTTGCATTTGAAAATTGTAAGCCGATAAAGTTACCGCTATTAGCATCAAAATTATCAATAGCTACAAAACTTGTTTTCCCCTGAAACGTAACTACACTTGTACCATTAATGTTATTCGCTTGCGTGTACCTAATACTCATGTTTGTACCCAAGATAATCCGTGCAAAATAGCCAATCTTTCATCAGGAGTTATTTTAGATACGTCTGCTCCCGCCAACGTTGGCAAGTTTTTCGGTATGCTCGGCGGATCGGTATATACAATATTATTAAGTTCACTTAAGGCAATTGTACTATCAGGAGCAGGCAGTCCACTCTCAAGCTCTAATCCCATCGGTCTTGGATTTGTTACAACTTTAGGATCTGCTTTGACAAGCGGAGGTCTTGCTTGTTGGTTTGGAATATCTACAAACGGCCTACCCACCATAAAGCCTGTCCATACTAAAGCATTGCCACGATACTCCATTTGCTTAACCAAGTCGCTATGGCTAAACCAAAAACCGGAAAAATCACAAACACCGACGGCTTCTGTTGATCCCTTTCTAACATAAGACCCACGCATGCTATTAATTGCCATATACCCCCAATGTTAAAGGTACTTCTACAGAATCTGTAACTACCGCTAATTGCATTGCACGCTCATACTTATCTGCCATCATTTGCGCTTTATCAGGCGCATATTTAATAGCTAATATTTCTGCCAAGCCGTATACAAGCGGCTGATAAAACGAGCTTTGAATATTAATTGATTCGGTATAAGAATTTACCGTCTGTATCATTTGCTGAACAGAGTAAAACATACAATTATATATAAGGCTGGGAGTTTGCCAGATAGTTATAATAGGATCTATTTGATAATTCGCATAGTAAACCGTAGGACGACCTAACATATTCTTTTTAGGATAAGTAAGATACTCATAACGGCTTACTTCCGTCATGGTATTATCGGTAATAAAGTTATTAAAATATATTTTCTGAATATTGAGTATCCCGCCGCCAGTTTCTCTGATACGATAGCTTTCATACGGCAGTATATTACTCAGGTCAAACCATTGATTTTCGCCTTTATAGAAGGTTATTTCACCTAACTCCTTAAGCACAACCTCCTCACCTTCCAGCGTGTCACTATTAAAGCCTTCGATAATGATAGTATAATCTACATCTTCATTAGATTGGATGCCGACAAAAGTTATTATTTGAGTATTGTTTGAACCGTAATCATAACCTATATTTCCATTGCTATCAATTTGAGTACAAGCAGTTTGAGGATTATAATCAAAGCAATTCGCCGCAACACCTCCACCTTGCTCAAAAGCCGTACCTGATAATTGCCTAATAGAAGTCCTAAGTTCGGCTTGAATAATGTTTTGCCGTTGACTCGGTAATATATAAGAATTTACACCCGGTTTTAATCCGATAAAGAAAGTGTCTAACGTCCAAAGGTTAACGTTACGATTAGACCAATCGCTAAGTAGAAAGTTTAAGGAACGAGTTGCGGAATCAAGTTGCTGTGCCGTTGTGAAATCACCCAGTATTCCAATGCGTTCATAAGCCTCTCTAATGACAAGCTCGGCGGTAATGCTTTGAAAATTATAACTTCCTGATGAAACTGGCATTTTCTCATTTTTTATATAATAGTTTTCTTAAGAGTCTTTTTTCTATGCATCTACAACTGTAAGAATTGCATACGTAATGTTGAAAAAGACTCTATATCAGTAGAAAATATCGCTATAAGGATATACTTATATACTGAGGTAAATTGAACATTTTGGAGAACATCGTTTTGCTCTAATGGTATTAATATCATTTCATCATTATCAATTAGATCATCATAAGTTAATTTACTATTCATTACATTTTTTAATGCTCCATATATTCTATAACTACAATTACTCGGAACAAAATTTAATGCGTACGAAATATTACCTGTACCTTTCTCTGTATTAATTAGAATTATTGGAAAATACCCATTACTTCCTATCCCAACACTAACTGTACTTTCAACACTAACTATTCCCTCAACTTTTATTGAGGTGATAGTATCATAAACATTTTCACTAACAGTAAAATCATCTAGAACCCCTTTTAGAATCTCACTTACAGGAACTCCATTTTGTGTTCCGATAATTATAAAGTTTACTGCGCTTAAATTCCCCTCACATGTAATCGCAATTTCACTACAAAAGCCTTGAGACAAGAGATTAACAATATTAGTTACAGGATTTGCATAGCCTCCATTTAATATAAGGTTATTACCATCTATTGGAGTTTGCAAAAGTGCAATCCCATTTACCTTACTATTATCCCAAAAATATTCGTAAAACTGAGACATTAATTTACTACTATTTCCTCTTCTGTTTTTAAGATTTGCAAAACCTTATTATAAGCTTGAAACTCACCCGCTTTTATAGCTAGTAATTGAGTGGTTTTTTCCTTCTCTAAAGTTAACTTTTCAATAGCAGCAACAGCTTCTTGTAAATGTTTTACCAACTTCTCATGAGCTTCTTTAGTCTCTTGTATATCTTTTTCTACTAAAATAATTTTATCTTGCATATTACAGCTTTTTTTAAATTCAATTAGTTACTAAACTTCCGCCGCCAATTACTCCATTTGGCGTGAATACTCCGAATGAATAACGACCCGAAGACAAAACAGACATAGTCTCAGTAACAGGATCAGTAGACACGTTGATTTTTAACGGTCTACGCTCAAAATGTTTACGAGTATTTTTAATATTAGTTAAACCGAACCAATTAGTAGGAGACGTTAAATAGTGGTTGTATATATAACCTTGCGGGATTGCATTCATATTATATATAGCGTTAATATCATTATTAGCAGTACCGGTTCTAAAAACACTCTCAAGTAATCTACAACCTGAAAACATTAATTCTTGCGGTAATAACAATTTCTCTATAGACGCATTTATTAACAAACCTGCTTGATCTTTTAACCTACCCGCTAAAATAATAGCCTGTTCAACACCCGCCTCACTAAAATCAACTGCTGTTGGACCACCGCCACCGACTAAATTGCTATATGTACCACCGTCATAAGGATGAGCACTTGAGCATAAAGACTTACCATCACCGATAGGCACGGCACTATTGAAAGCCTGATTAAAGACATTCATTGCCATAACTTCTCTAGTTTGCTCGTAAGAGGTAGTCAGCGACTTTGTACCGTTATAGAATTTATCGGCATAAAGATCGTCTTCTATAGCTATGTTTGTAATTTGAAAACCCAAAGCAAATTCACGATGAATAAATTGATAGATGAATCTTTGACCCATACTATCCATTTCTATCGGCGAACCTTGCCTCTTCTCTAAAGCGTAGCCGGTATTTTTAATATCAACATCGATCTCTTCATTTTTAAAAGACTTAAATTTTTCAAAAACTTTGGCATATTCACCTTTGTATCTAGCGTACTCTACACCTACTTCGTCAAGACCCGGTCTTAACAGGGCGGGTATATCACCGGTGGTTATAATTGACATAATATATATTCCTTATTTAATTTTCTTTTTTACTAATTTACTATTGCGAAGCCCCAACCCTTAAGCACCGGCAGAAGGACCACCGACACCGACTGAGCCGTATACATGTTTATTGAATTTCACCAAAACATCTACAAACGGCATATTTACACCTGGAATTAAACCAGTTGGGTTTGAATTCGGATTCGTAGTAGGGGCAAGGCCAATTATTTTCATGTCTAAACCTGCCCCAGTGGCAATAGTAGAGCCGTCAAGATAATAAGCCGATATACCGTTCCTAGTATTACCCGTAGGAGGATTTGGAGCAGGTATTGGTATCGGGGCGGTAAACGGAATTCCGCTTACTGCAAGGTTAGCGTTATAACCGCTTTTTGAATTCAAAAAAGTTGAAGTAGTAAGCGAATCAGCAATACCGGTAGATATTTGTATTCTAAATATAGCCATCGGATCATCGTTCACATACGCTATAATAGGAGTACCCGGCATAACAATTGTACCTCCAGGCCAATAATTTGACTCGGTAAGTAACTTAGTTTGCGCACTCATATAAGTACATGATACAAAAACACCTAGGAAAGCATCTGCCGCAGCAGCCGCTGGTCCCGCAATAGCATCGGCAGGATCAGGTAGACCCGTTGTAAGAAACGCGGGCACTATCGTACCGTTTAAGGTGGTAAGAGATGGAGCACTAGACCACTTTACGGCATCTCCGGAAAAAATAGAATTCAGTTGTGTAGTTTGACCGGTAGCACTTGCATAAATAGGATACGGTTTTAATTTTTGCGTTCCTCCGTTGCCAATTGCTGATTCAACAATTTGCAGACCTTGAGGAGCATTGATTCCATTTGACATGGCAATCTCTCCATTAAATATTAATAATAACGATTTTGTGTCTCGTACGACATTTTTCTGTAAATGATAATTTCAAGGAAAATTAACAACCTTGAGGCCTTGCCTCGACCTTTTGTACGTCTAGCCATGACGTCTTCTACAGTTTTTAGAAAGGAAACTGTAGAACCTAGAAGTTTTCGCTTCAGCCTTTTATCGTCTAGCTATGACGTCTTCTACAATCTTTGGTAGGAACTGTACAAACCCGACCTTTTATTGTCTAGCCATGACAGAGCTTTCACTCTAATAATACTATTCTAAGT